TCACCAACCGAACCCCCCGCACCTTCAATTCCTAGCTTCTTAACTGGACCACTAACAAGTCCACCGAGTTTCATTGTCATTAAATCGACAAGTGCAATCGGGACTCCGTATTTTAAACTCTTGTTTCTTAAATTAGAAACTGTGTCTGGATCGGTAAATGACGAACGAATTGCATCAGCGTTAGTAACGTCAATTCCCTCTTCAACTAACATTTCGTTAAATTTTGCTCCGTAAGAAACTCCAAGAGTTGTTACTGCTTGTCCACTAACAAAACCAACACCAGCACCAGCTATTGTTCCAACACCGGGAACTACCGACCCAGCAGCAGCGCCAGCAGCCACTCCAACTGCGGTTCTACTAGCACCGTAATTAACTTGTGCAGACAATGATTCGATAATGATTTGCCCCCCGATCTCAAACGGGTCTTTTATAAATCTGCTAATTTTGTCTTTTTCTGGTGCTTCTGAAAATTCGATGTACGCTTTGCTTCCGCGTAACGCTTGCGAACGACGATTGGCTAAAGCCATTTCTTCAAAACGGTCTTCGTCAGAAAATGTTCCGAAACTTTCTCCAACTAAAACATCTGCGGTAGTCGCTTGGTTAGCCCCACGAAGCCAAGCGTTTCTGAAAGTGTTAAAGAACTCACTATCTTCGTTGCGATCCCATGTTAATGAACTGAAATCATCTTCAAACTCTTCATCTTGAGAAAGATAAGCAGGATATTTGTTTCCAATCGCTAACGTAAGTTCATCATCTGATACATCATTATACGCTGGATATTTCTCTCTAAATAAACGTACAACTTCACTCATTTTTATGGATTTCTAATGCCTAAATCTGCTGGATCACTAGGATTAGTAATTGCTGGAGGTTGAGCGCTAAAAACACTAGCACTATTGCCAGTATTAACACCCATTGATTTCACATGTTCGTAAAATGCTTTTGCTTCTTCTGGAGAAGCGCCATCTAATTTAAAATTATATGCTGTTTGCCCTGTCAACGTACTGGTGTACGGAACAATTGAAACTTGCCCAGTGTGTGGCTGGTTGCTTGAAGCCATGAACGCTTGTTCTAAACCAGCTAAAAAATCTTTGTGCGTGTTAACCATGCTGTCTCGCACTGCCATTAAATCGAGAAGTTCTGGAGTATCTGAACGAGCAAAATTTTCTATCTTGCCCGTATCTGGATTTCTTACTTCTCGCGGAGTTTGCAGTTCATTAATTCTGTTTAAGATCGGGCCAATTTCTGAAGCATGTCTAGCTCCTGCTGCACCAACTGTTTTTTTGTAATGATCTAACAACGCTGCTTTTTCTTTAAAAACACCTATCAACGGATTTGTTGCATTTTCTGCTTTTGCTTGAGCTAATTTTGCTTCTGCATTTGCTTTAGTTATTTCAGACGAACGTAATTCTTTTTTGTGTTTTTTTTCGTCTTTAGCATCCCGCATACCTCTTTTTAAAGACTTAGTTCGCAGATCACTTTCTTTTTTATCGCGTTTTGATTTTCTCTTCGCACGTTTTTCAGCACTTTCTGCACGATCTTCTGCACTATCTGCGCGATCTTCTGCTCTATCAGCACGTTTATCTGCTTTTTTGCGATACTTGCTTCGTTCTTTTCTTTCTGCTGACGCTAGATTTGACGCACGAATATCACGCGCCATGTCCATGCCCATCGAAAGTCCTGTTGAAAATGATCTAGCCATATTATGCGTTTAGTCCAAATATTCCACTAACCCCTTTACCAAATGATTGTCCACCAGCCATTCCAGCCATACCCCCAGTCAATGCAGTTAAACCAAGCCCAGCGCCCATTCCAGCTATTTGACTTAATGGGCCACCTTCTTGCGCCATTCGCATTTGTTGGTTGTATATATTGCCAGTACCTTGTGCAAATTGGCTATTGTTCATCACCCCGACTCCGCTATTCATTATGTTTTGCCCTTGAAACGCAGATGCCCCTTGTTGCGCTCCGCTTAATTGAGAAAATTGAGCCACTGGAGAAACACCAGCGCCAAATGCTGCTTTGTTAGCTATGTCTTGTTGATACATTCTAAAACCAACATCGCCAACTGCCATTGCTTCTTGAATGCTAGGTGCGTTTCCAAATAAATTACCACGCGCTGCTTGCGATCCGCGTGCGCCTCTAACAGCACCTTCTGCTGCTTGTGTAAAATATTTTTCTGGGCCACCTTCAGAAATTTGACGACCCAATTCTTGGCGCATTTTAAAACCTTCTGGATCGGCTGCTGCCATTTCTTTGCGACGTTGTTTAACAACATCAACGCCGTATGTTTCAGCAGTTTCTAATGAACCCGCAGCCAATTTATCTGCTGCTTCTATCCAAAAATCTAAATTTGCACGGGATAAATCAATGTCACCAATGCCCCTAAAATCATATTCTTTCCCCTCGACAGTTCCTTTTTCGCCAAGTCTAGCTAAACGATCAAGCTGCTTGCGCGGCCCGACAGTTGCCATCTCAGCATTTATTTGCTCTCTTGCCGCACCCCCGTAATCTGGTTCATCTCTACATCCCATTTTAAAATACTTTCGCCATCATGTTTGCTTTACCCAAATTGGTGTAACCCAATCTCGACATCACTGGTAAAAAAGGTGATTTATCGGACAATGGAACTAAAGTCCCACCCGAACCACTCAATCTAATTTGATTTTCTAACACGCTAATCACGTTAATACTGTCTTTCGCTTTCATTCTTTCACTATGAAACCATGTGTTTACAGCAGTCAATGCTCCTACACTTGCATATCCGGACAATTTCCCGTCCTTGTCGAACACATGCGTCGGCAAAACTGGCGAGTGATCGTCCCAACCAGCTTCTGTGTTCAGTGCAACTAATTCGTCTCTGTCTCTCAACGGTCTTACAATGACCATTTTGTTGATTAAGTCCATAACTCCAAATCTTACACATCATCTTACACTCCCTCTAGCTACCGTTTTTCAGCGTCTAACCCCATAACAATGGCACTAGCTTTAACCCCCCTTAATTGTATTTTATTCTCTTCAGCTTCTATTCTAAACTGTATTTGGTTAAACGTGCCTTTACTAATATTAGAATACGCTTTCTTAACAACTTCAGTTCTACCGAACATAAATGGCAATGCTTTTGGAAGCACTACACCACTGCCAGCAGCAGTGTCTATTTTCGATGTGTTTAAACGTTGTTCAGTTAGAACGTCATCTCGGATTTGGTAAACATCAACGAGAGCGCGACTGTTGTTCCATTCAAATTCAGCGTTCCGACCAATCTTGTCGTTCATCTGCTCACGAAAAACAAAACCGCGAGTAGTAATTGACGATGGGTAGAACACTCCGTCATCTTTAAAAGTGCTATCTGTCTCGTCGTTTTGCGCTACGTATTCTAACCAAGTTAAAACCTTACCGTCTGGTTGGCCAAAATTTAAACGCAACTGACCAGCAAAAGCACTTTCTGCAAAAACAGATGGAGTCCAGTTCGTCCAATAACCAGACCAGGATTGTGTAACTGTATTATAAACTAATGTGTAATTGTTTGTAGTCGCTCCATCGATTGGAACTGAAAGCAAATAACGATTGTTCCAAAATTTAGCACATGCTTTATCTGCAACGTTCCAATTAATTCGTTCTATAAAGTTTCCAATCGCAGTGCTTATTGGTTGTGGTTCAACAATAGTCTGTGCGCCGTTTAAAACCTGACCAATAGACATTACCCCGAACCTACTTAAATAAAACACATCACCACCAACTTCAGCTACAGATCGTTTTGCAGCACAACCGAAACGGTCACTTATTTGTTTAACTACCCAAAAAGAAGAAACTAATAATTGCGGGTTAGTGTTAACTAAAAATACGCTACGTTCTTTAAATACAATAAGATTAAAATTAGCCCAACTTTGCAGCGCAATAATTGGATCGCCACTGTGTCCACCAATTCTTATCTGATCGTTTGTAGTATCCCACGTAGTTCCGTCAATAATTGCAGATGCATATATTGCGTCTTGCGGTTGCCCCGAAACACCAAATCCAAATAAACGATTTGTATGTAATGTAATTCCGCTAAACTCTAAACCATGTTCGCTAGGAACAGTGCTAGTAGCGTCGTTTGTAATCATCCGCATTTTGTTTGCGCCATCTGCAACAAACATTTTATCAACCATTTGTACCAAATCTACTTGGTTGGTTGCGTGAACGGTGTTTTTAGCTCCTGTTAATTGCGTCCAACTGCTTTCGTCAGAATCACACCTCCACAATTTGCCGTCAGAAGCGCATATTAAACGCTCTCTAGCACCTACTGGATCGTCATAATACGCTAACCCCTGTATAGCAGTTGAATGTGCAGTGCTGGGAAATTTTGTCGTTCCCTTGCGAGTAACAACAGTTCCGAACGTGTTAACATCTACGTTCTTCCCGTCAGTAAATTGATTCTTGTTTAAAAGATTGGGTCTAACGTCACTAACCTGACCACCTAAAAACGAAATAGTATCGTCAAAAACGAGTGGTTCATCTAACAAGTTTGATGCATACCGTGGCATTATCTAAAATCATTTTGTGTCCAAGCGACTTCAACGTCCGGCACTATCTGAATTTGACGTGCTGATTGATTTTTTTCCATGTCACGCATTAGCTGCATGTGCGCCCCAGCTTCTTGCATTTTCAATTGAGCTTTTGCGTATTGTTGCAAATACTCAAGAGCATCAGCTTCTACATACGTAACCAAAGCGTTATCAATCCCACTTAAAACTGCTTCGTCCGAATCACCAAGCGGACTAATAATTAGCTTACCCAAAACCAATAAAGTTTTTGTTTCGTTTGGAATGCGTATTAATTTTATTCTAGGACGAGTGCCGCTTGCACTTACGCTTTTTGGAAGAACAATAAAATCAGTTGGTGTGCCGTTTTCATCAAGCAGTGCCGGATTGATTTGAAATACACGCTGATAATCAACTGGAGTTATTTCTTTTTCATCCCAATACGCAGAAACTGGAAAATCCATTTCAAGCGTAAGATCAACAATTTCTGTTCCACTAGGCACAGTAGTTGAATACGTTCCAAGACTTTCGCGCCACAACTCAGCATTCCAAATCATGTCATAACGACGATCAACAAATGTCTTAAACACGGAGATACTATCGTCATCAGTGCTATGCACTTTTTGGCCAACGTATGTTGCTATATCAGATTTTGTCATTCCATTATTATCCAGTGTCCATCACCAGCAGATGTATTATCCAGAACGATGCGTTTAAATATTTTCACTACTGCGGCATAGCTTCCGCTGTATAATGTTACGGCATCACGCAATCCAACACCGTTAGTAAGTGATGTATCTCCCGATGCTGCACCAGCGTTAGTTCCGTGATAAGTTGCATTAACCCCATGAGCCTCAACCATTTTTTGAGGTAAATAAATGTAACCCCATCCACCAACTGTAGTTACACTAATCGTTCCCGGACTGCTTGTTGTAGTTGTAGTAAATTCAGTTGATGAG